CATATGGTAGTTCTGCACGTAAAGTACCACAGATTAAAAACTTAGTTCCTAGTTCTACAATCCTTGCAAGTTCAGTTATAGAATCAATACGCCCAAGATTGATACTCCCCAAATTGCAAACATCACTATCGTCAGCACTGCATACTTCAGTGCAAGCATTTCGTAGTGTCTCATCTTCATTCTCCATAAAGTTGAAACTGAAACCAGGCTCTGCTGATCGAAGTGCTTGCTTTACATTATTCTTAAATACCTCACCAACATCTCCTGTCTTCCAGTAATTTAATAACCATTCGGTGTCATAGTTTACGCTGATGTTAGTCATATCTAGAGGAGCGCGAAAGTTAAAGTCTTGCTCCTTGATCTGTTTAAGAGTGTATCCAGTATCACCTACAGGCATCTTATCCCAATCTTTTGCTGTAAGAAAGCTGGGAATATCATTGTGCTTCCAATGTAACGAAGCATACATGGCAGATCTACGTGATCCACCCTGCATTACGTTAGCACCTATACTATTAATCATTTGCATCTTTGGAATCGGTCCAGAGGATAGACCACCTGATCCTCCTAAAGTTCTACCTGACTCTCTATACACAGAGTAGTCTACTCCTATACCTCCTCCTGTCATCAAACATGATTCAGACTTCCAACTAAGGTTAGCCCAATCTTCTCTTGTGTCTTCTTCTGCCTTTAACAAAAAACAGTTGTTATAAAATCTTCTCTCTCTACCTGCATAGTAAAGATACCTACCACCTGGTACAAACTTTAGATCTTTAATATATCTCTGTAGTTCTCTACGTTCTTCCTTCTTCATTAAAGGTTCTTCATCAGGGCGTAGATTACCACATACATCTTCGACTAACACTCTAGCCAACTGCTCCCAACTATCACAACCTGTATGAGCATACTTTAAATTAAATATATCTTCTGAAAACTTTGAACGAAACATTGGGTTCATGTTGGATTTAAATGTCATCTATTATAACCTTTATTCTAGTAATATCTATACCGTCTAAACAGTCTTTTATTGCATTAGAAATTAAGTCTTTTAACTCAGACTCTAATCCTGTTACTCCATCAGCAGGTAGCCATGAAGCATCCTTATCTACATCAGCAGTTATTCTAACAAATACTATCACTGGAAGTATCTCCGTACTTTTCATACTCCTCAAGAGTAACTTCTTTTATTAGTCTTTCAAGATACCATTGTGCTTTTTTTAAATCTTTTATTGGTTCACCTTTATAATCAAACCTCCAAAGATATTTCATTACATTACCTTGTAGATAGTATCTAAAATATTTACCTGTTGCTGCCTCGATTGCATCAATACATTCTATGTTGTCTTGATTATAATGAGGTGGATGATTTACCATATCGACTGCCATTAGTGTAACCTCTTTGAAAAGTTTGCATAAATTATATTACCGTCTATATTTTTTACTTTCTCAACTGGCTTCAGTTCTACCTTACCATCACCAACGCTATTAGAAACTGCATTCTGTATAGTAGCTTCAAGCATCATAGTGATACTGTCACCAATCTCTAATAACATTTCATGGGCAGGACCACCTGCTAACTCATCAGATGTAAAGTCTCCTACATATAAACTAATAGTTCTATTGTCTTCATCGTAATTACAGAAGATAGCAAATGTATTATCTGGTACTGTAACTTGATGTATTACTTTTTCTTTTTTGTCATCGAACACGTTAGTATCTCCAATAAATCTTCAGCATACAATAATGCTAAAGGTTGTTTCCTATCACCTTTTAGTATAGCAATAGGCTTAGTATTCTTAATTAGGTTTCTTTCAGCCTGTTCCAATGCCTCGTATACAGAAAAAGAAGACCTAGATTTACACTCAACTGTCCAAGGGAATAACTTCCTTGCTAGTGGACTTAGCCCTATGTCAGGTCCATTAACTCCACCAGGAGTAGAGGTAACATCATCCTTCTCTATACCTTCTAGATTAGAATGTAGATAGTCACGTACCCACTGCTGAAGTCTTCTTCCCTTTGCCTTCGCAGAAGAAACTTTAATCCTTGAAGACCGTGTAGTAGTTGTACGCCGTTGCCGATTTGGACCTTGGGTTTTTCGCATAAACTAAATTAGGCCAACAGGTATATCTAAAACTACAGTATGTGCAAGTCTTGTGTAGCTTTCTATTACCTGTTAGCTTCCTGTAAAAGGTTTCGGGTTCATCCTCAAAGCATCTTTCAAAGTTAGTTTCATCAGCCTCAAGGTACTTAGTTATTGTATTGTTTATCTTAGTGGTGTACTGATCTTCATCATCAGGATCAGCAGGAACTACCTTCATTTCTCCTGACTCTTTGTTGATGGCTATCCATCCACCTGCCTTTATATCTGGCGTTTCTGTACGTTCTGCTTTGGTGTATCCATATAGTTGTTCCAGATACCCAAAGTCATCATTGTCTTTCAACGCTTGGTATGACTCAAACTTCTTTTCAAAAGCAAACTTAGATGCACTCTTGATATCCCAGAGAGAGTATGAGTTACCATCACGAATGATTAGATCAAGTTCCCCACTGATATCCCCTGCTTCAGTATTGAGTAATACTCTTTTGTTTAGATCTACGATTTCAATCCCTGCTGCAAGTAGCAATGCAACTGCTATTACTTCAGTCATATCTCCGTAGAGCATCTTAATCTTAAACGAGTTTACCTCTGGTAGTTTTTCCCATCCCAATTTCTCAGCATGTAACTGACAAAATGGTTTACCTACTTGAGACATGGAAGGTAGCCTAGCTCCTCCCCTTCTCTTGAAGTTGAATTTTCCTAGCTTGTTATTGAACATCTGACTAGCCCTGAATATAATATCATCAGGGATCTTTGGTTCATTAGCTAGGAAGTCTTCAAGCTTCTCAGCAATACTAGTCACCATCTATGATATCACTAAAGTCATCTTCAATAACACCTGATGAGTTCTCTCTCATCTTAGTAGCGACTTGTTCATTCTCTTTCTTAACCAGATCAACAAAGCTAGTTATGTATTCTTTTGATTCATCTGTAAGAGGATGCATCTTAGTTAGCATAGGCTGATACTTCAGCACAAACCATTTGTTAGAGCCTCGTTTCTCTAACTTGAATGATACTTTCATATCAAAGTTCAGTGGCATGTATTGTTGCTTAATCATACCACCCATAACCTTACTAACTTCCATGAAGTTTGATGGTCCTAGTTTCATACGAAAAGGAACATCTTCTATCTTTACCTTCTCTTTAGATCCTGCAACCACTGGATCATCCATTTTAATTAAACCAAATATGTGACGATACAGTTTAACTTTAGTTGCATTAGCATATGCTACAGGATCTATACCTCGTAGCTTCTCCTTCTCCTTAGATGGTATCCATCCACACTTATCACCACCATGCCAATCGAGTGCAGTATCAGAGAACTTCTTGAAGTGCTGAGATATATTCGTAAACTTCTCTTGATCTGGATCAAACACTGAGGTCTGCATGGTATCTAAGAACACTCTGAAGTATGTATTCTTACCAAACACTTCTCCGTATTCGGGATGAGACAAAGCAATAGAAGGTGATGGTACATCTACTAGTTCCTCACCAACCTCTACTGAACTATCCTTGTTTATCCTAGCCCTTGCTAGTGTTGGACCTTGATCCATTGTGGAATATAGTGCAGCTAACTGGTCTGCATTAGTTACATCTAATGTTGCTAAATCATTCATATTTTTTACCTTTCAAAAAAGAATCCCTTATATCACAAAATCACTTGTTTGTCAATCACAATCTTCTTGTTCCATCCAGTTTTTTCCTTGAGACATTTCAACCTCAAGAGGTATATAGTCTGACAAACCAAACCTTTTCTTAGCTTCAGCTTGTGCATCAACCAAACAACCTGGTGCAACTGACTTGACTATCTCTAACTCATCAGGATGAGTATCTATTAATACACTATCATGTACTGTGTTAATCACTACACTTCTGAGATTCATCTCCCTTAGTTTGTTGAATAATAATATTACTCCTAGTGGTACAATATCTGCTGTAGCTACTGACTGTACAGGATAGTTTACTATCTGAGTTTTAAATGTAGCCTGACCTGACATATTTCTCTGACAATCAGGAAAGCTAAACTGTCTACCAGTAGCAGTAGTAACTACTTTGTGCTGGATGGCTTCGTTTTGTAGTTGCTCATGCCACTTAAATATACCTCGATACTTGCTGAAGAACTCTTTGAAATAGGTTCTCTGAGCAGTCGTACCTTGAGTTCCCCCATACAGAGGACGGAAGGTGGAAGCTTTTGCTGGTCCTCTTTCAGTAGGCTCTCCATTTTCTGTAAGGACTTTGGCAGTGTAGGCGTGAACGTCAAAGCCAGACTCGACTTCTCGTTTAACTGTTTCATCAGTTGCGAGTATTCCTGCAACCCTAAATTCAAGTTGAGAGTAATCAATTTCGACAAGTGAACCTCCTTCAAATCTACTAACGAATGCCTTTCGTACAGGGAACAACCTACCTTTAGGCATATTCTGTAGGTTAGGGCTGCTAGAACTTAAACGACCAGTGGCAGTAATGCACTGATTAAAATTAGCATGAAGTAAAGCATCGTCTTTAATACCTTTCCGTATACCTTCAATAAAGGCAGACCTATATGTTTCGATTGCTGATAATCTTACTATTGATTCCAAGAACTTCTTAGCTTCTGGATCAGTGACTTCATTGAGTAGTGTGGTTAATGTATTCTTATCTGTTTTAAATCCACCTGCTGAAGCTAGTGATACTCTTGGTGATATGTTTAATCCACCTCTCTCAGGTAAGTTTTCATAGACTACCCCCTTACCTAAACAGTGTGGACACTTGGTAGCTTTCTTAAAGTTACTACCATCTTTCTTCAACT